GTGCCTGCTTGTTGTCACCGCTGGCCTTCACGATCTGAGTGATCGACTTGCCAGCGATGTCTTTGGCCGCGGTGCCGGAGGCGTCCTGAGCCTGCTGGACCTTGGCATCAAGCGTCGCGCCCGTGCCCATCACGCCGGTCTGGACAATGGCCAGAAGGCCGTGGTGGTTTGCCACTGAGATCCAGCCTGTAGTGGCGGTTCCAGCCGCTTGGCTGGAGGGATCGAGCGTAGCCAGGATGGCGAGCAGTTCACTGCCCTTTGCGTTGGGAAACATGAGTGTTCTCCTTAAGAGTTAGGGCGATCAGCGCGCGCCCAGTTGAACGAAGGGCGACAGGCTGGAACTCCCCTTCGCAGGCGTGATGGGCGCTGCGATCTTGGATTGGCCGTCCATGCGGAAAGTGGTACGGAAGGCCGTGAGGTCCGCATCGAAGTACAGGTGCATGGAGGTCGCCGTCTGCATACCGCCCGCCTTGGTGATGGTCTGGTAGTACGACAGGTCAGCCAGCAGCACGTCACCTTGTCCCGAGAAGGAGTTGGCATGCTGCGAGACGAAGACAGGTCGGCCCAGCAAGGTGCCGTAGGGCGAAACCTGGATGCCGCCTACGCCCAGCCCCGTGGGCAGGTAGATCGGGTAATTGCCCAGGGTCAGGGTGAAGAGCGCCGGCAGCACGTCGTTGTTGACGATCCACACCGCCTTGGCAAAGGAGCCAGGAGGCAGGCGCGAGATCATCTTGGCGAGGTTTTGGGCCAAAAGAGTCTGAGTGGCTTGCCCCGACTCCTTGGTCACCGTCACTGTGGTGGCTGCGGTCATACAGCCGGCCGGAACGCCTGTGCCCGAGCCGAACAGAATGGACTCGTTCGTCTTCCAGCGAATGGAGTTGGCGATCTTGTCGGGCAGGTAGGTCGACAGAGCATTGGTGTCATCCAGCAACTCGTCGGTTACCGGCACCAGCGCCATGAGCTTTTTCAGGCGCAGCGTGGCCAGTCCCAGGACGGGCTTGGTGCCCGCCGCCGGGGTGGCCTCACCCTGCCAGAAGGCGCGGATGCCGTTACTGCCCCAGGGCGTTGTCTCGTCTTTGGGGAACGCCATGGTGTTGCCGGTGATCTCGACGTTGTCGGTCAGCGGCAGCAGGGAGTCCTCACCCAGGGAGAGCTGAAAGATTTCCTGCGCAAACTGGGGCGGCACCAGAAAGCCACCGTCTTGGGCCGAGCCTTCGCTGCCGAAGGTGGTGGGCGCGGCTGCGTTGCGGCCCGAGCCCACAATGAGCCGCTCATCAATACTCGCCCCAGGCTTGTGGGCCTGGCAGACGGTCTTGAGGAACTCGCCCACGGACTTGAACCCGTGCTTGGGGTCAGCTTCGAGGTTTTCGGAGACGGAGATGACGGGGTTGCCGCTGGAACCAGCGCCCAGGTTCGGGACATGTGAAGGAAGATGCGCCATCTGGGCCTCTTCCGCGATCAGAGCGGCCTCACGGTCAATGGCAGCCGAAGTTGCCTCGATCTTGGCTTTGAGGGCCTCGAAGGCAACGACTTCTTGCTCGTTCATATCGCGCTCTTCAGCGGCAGCGATCTCGGTCAGGTTGCGGGCGTCCTTGACCAGGGCGGCCTTGCGAGCTTGAAGCTCGCGCAGTTGCTTACTCATAGGTTCTCTCCAGAAATGAAAAAACCGCCTGGTCAAAGATTCGAGGCGGTTGCTTGGGTTGGATGCGACCTACGGGCCGCATGGGAGGTGCGACCAACTGGTCGCGGTTTCTGCCGACCTCTATGGAGTGCGGCGGATGGCGTGGGTTAGATCAGGACGAGGGATGCGCGCGCCTGTGCCAGGCGGGTGGCGCCCTTGACTTGAGACGCACGGGCTTTCTTTTGCATCTGAATCAGGACTTCGTCGAAGGTGGCGATGCCGTCCACCATCTTCTGGGCAAGCGCAGCATCTGCGCCAAGAACACGGCCCTGGCCCATGCCGTCTCGTACCTCAGCAACCGATACGCCACGGCCCTTGGCCACAGCTTTGACGAATGCGTCGTAGTAGTCATCGACGCGGGACTGCATGAAGGTCTGAGCCTCGGCGTCCAGCGGTACATAAGGGTTACCCTCGACCTTGTACTTACCCGCTGAGATGAGGGTGGGTTTGACCCCATCCTCTTCCAGCGCCTTGGAGTAGTCGAAGTGGGCCTGCCAGACGCCAATCGAGCCCACCTCTCCGCCTGGGGTAACGTAGAACTCGCTGGCCGCGCATCCAATCCAGTAGGCGGCCGATGCCGCCAGGCTATTGGCCACAGCAATCACCGGCTTTTGGGTGCGGGCCCGGGTGATTTCAGCGGCCAGTTCAGCCACCCCGTAAACGCTGCCACCGGGGCTATCGATGTCGATGAGGATTTGGCCCACGGTTTCGTCGGCGAGCACCTGGCGCAGGGCGGCGGCGAACTGCTGGGTGCTGGTGCTGCCCGGGCCTGAGATGTCATCGACCATGTTGCCTCGCTGGGTCACGACACCGTACATGGGAAGAACGGCAATGCCTGCCCCGGCATTGGCCGAGGCGAACTGCTTGCGGCTTTCCCGGATCAGCCGGTCGGCATTGACCTGGAGCAGGGTCTCTTCAGAGGGTAGATCGCCCGCCTGCCAGCGGGAGAGTACCCCGGCCATGGCCTGCAAGCGCTCGGGCATCAGGGCCCAAGGCGTGGTCAAAAACTCGCTTAGGAGCAGTTGCTTGTTCATTCGTGGGTTCCAAGGTCGATGAGTGCGGCCACCAGGGCAGCTTCGTTAAGGGGTGTCGGCAGGTCGCAGGCCCAGGCCTGAACCGCTGCCAGATCGCGGCCCAGAGCAGAGGCAATTAGCTCCAGATCCGTCG